TCATAGCTTGGGCAGTGGGCGTGGCAGATATTCAGCGTCAGATGCAGGCGCTGGATCAGCAGCAGCAACGACCGAACTTGGCTGGGAAAGAATGGTTCCACCCGTCTCGCCGCTACGCTCCGAGACGAGCCGCTCGGCGGCTCGACGGGTGGAACCTTGGCAGAGGGCATAAGCGGTCCATGCCTCATATCTCAAACGAACGACGCACTCACTGACACCCGAAACGAGATAGCCAGCAGCAGCAAGTTCACGATCAGTAAGGGTCAGCACGCGACCATCGGGAGCAGTGATCGAAAACAGATAGCTTCGACGGCCAGCCTCGGAACGAACGCCGGCATGAACGTCGATGGTTCGACCGGTAAACGGATGATCTACAGCAGGAGCCGAATAAGCCGATTGACGATCCAGAACACCAGCAGGAACAGCAGCAGGCGAAGGAGCAGGACGCGCAGCAGCCACCGGACCAGAAAGCGGAACAGCCGCAGAACTGGACGCAGCGCTTCCGACAGAAGCTGGAGGTAGAGACGTGCCAGAGATAAAACTAGGTCCGCCGTCGTGAACAACAGACCCAATAGCAATGGCCGGAATTGCCATAAATAGAAGTACTTTAGGCTGTTTAAAAATGCTCTTACCCGCAATTGTGTCGGTGACAAGGCCGGTGGCTGTTGAGTCATAAAGTCTAAAGGTCTCTTTATTGATCTTTTTAAGTTCTACGATTGTGTCCCGCGCTGGCGGGCGATTTTCAATCGCGGCGTGCTGGGTCTCCTTGTAACGGCCACTGATACCAATAACGGCGAGATTGCTATGCAAATAAGCTTTCTCAGCGGTGTTTCGAATGTCGTCACGGATATAGCAGATATTTGGGGTAGTTAGAATTACGTCCCAATTGAAGTGACGGTGACGAGTCCAAGCGTCAAGCCAGTTCATAGGTCTATCAGCTTCCTTTGCCGCCTTGGGACCACCAGCAAAGTCGAATTGCTTTAGGTCCCCTTCCCTCCACGACTTCAGGAATATCAACTGGGTTTCATCGAAGATGATGAAAGCACCGCGAGGCGCCCAAGTGAACCAGTTGCGCATGCGCTCAAGATCATCAGGGTCTTCGAGTTCAAGATTGAGAACTTCGAGAGAGGAAGGCGTATCCGGAAATACTTGAAAAACACGTTCGCGGGTGAGGCCTCGGATGTTGGTGATAATATAGCGACCATTTTTAATAGCCGGAATCAGGTCGTCTTGGATGGCACCAGAGGTTTTGTATGAGCCATTAGGTCCGTGGTGAATTTTAATCGCCATAATCAACCACCAATAAACGGAATGAAGCGCATGGCAAAGCGAGTGCCAATAGCTGAAACAATCATGTTGACGGCTTCAGGAATGCCGAAGAAAGAAAGCGCAGAGCGTAACTTAACATCAAGGGAAGCATAGCTACTTTGAACGTATTGAGACACGCCAATGTCTTTCATTAGCTCGCTGAACACTTCAAAGCCAACATCAGCGGCAAATAGCATCGAGGCGAAATAAGCCTGTATGCCGTATTTGGTCAGTAGGACGAATGCAGACTTAACGAAATCATAAATGCCGACATATACCCAATCCCATATTGATTGGAAAAAGTTTAGGATATCGGTAATAAACGGAAATTCCATTAGTCAGACCTCCTAGAGAAGACAATAAACAACGCAGCAAGTGCAGCAAGCAGCAATATGACGTTGCGTAGAGTAGAAGCTTCGGCCTCATATGTACTGAGACAAACCTGCTGATTAGAACCCCGAAACGTAAACGAGAAACAAGGAAGCCCACCGCCAGAAGTAGAAAGGTTGAGATTCAATTTCGAATCAATCAGACCCTTGTACTTGTCAGAAACAGCTTTGAGCTGGGTTTTGTAGTCGGCAATGGCTTCGTCAGCGTCCTTGATATAGCCGTCGAAGCTGCCCTGCTGAGGTTTGAACAAGCCGTCACCGTCGCCAGTGCCTGGACTGCCGCCAGAACCTGAATCACCGCCACCAATTCCACCGACGCCGGAACCGTCGCCACCGTCAGAGCCGCCACCGTCGCCACCGTCAGAGCCGCCACCGTCGCCGCCATCAGAGCCACCGTCACCACCACCACCACCACCACCACCACCACCGGTAGAGCCACCGTCGCCACCGTCGCCACCGTCACCACCGTCACCACCATCACCACCATCACCACCATCAGGGTCGGGCGGAAGCGGATAGCAAGTGGTGCCAGACATGCCCCAACCGGGCGGACAGATGACAGGAGGTGGTTCATTAGGGTCGGGAGGCGGATTAAGAGGAGTTCCCGAATTAGCAAACTGATAATTCTCAGTAGAGCAGGACTCGCCAGTGCCCTTAATTACATAGTTGCAATACCCCATAGATGGATCACTAGGCGATATATAGCAGCCGGTGGAACGGGTTTCGCCGGGAGTACCGGCATAACCGCATGAGTTATAACAGACATTTGTAGGAGGCTGAGAGGCAACTATATTGGTTCCGTCCGCGCCGGTGATGATGGAACTATCAGCACCGCGGGCAGGAAATAGATCACCCTCCTTGCATTGGTTTGGTTCAGGAGGAACTGAACATTGTTTAGTCTCAGGGTCTTCTACTTGACCATTAGGGCAACCGGCAACGAGTTTGGCAGTAATATTAGACGACTGGTAAAACTCACCATTGCGAATATATCGACAACGACCAGCGGCAGGAGGGTTTTCTAAAACAAATTCAGCGCTTGCACTATCAGCATTAGCAACCCATGAAAGATGGGAGAGTCGATCATTACATGCTTGTAACGGATCGTCGAAAAAGTTAGACCCATAACCGGCCCAGCGATAATAATCAGCGGACGCAGATCCGGATAGAAATAATAAAGTGAGGCCGATAGAACGAAGGGTGAAATTAATTGACATGATGACACCACAAAAGAAAAGGCCCCGGAATCCCGAGGCCTTATGGTTACTGATACTGACCGACCTGAATGCCTGCTATTAGCGCCTTGGCCAACAGGACGCCCAGCAACAGCGACCAGACCATTACGCCTTGCGCATCATGCTGATTACCAGCGAAACGCCGACGATGATCGCAACAGCGGCAATAACCAACTTACCGACAGAGCTGCCGTCAGTAGTGGCCTGACCGAGCGCAGCAGTGGTCTCAGTGTCGATCAGGGACTCAGCGAAAACCGGAGAAGCGGCGACAGCCGAACCGACAAGGGCGATGCAGGAATTGCGGAACATGTTTTTCATTTGAAGCTCCTTATGAACGCGCTTTGCGCATTATTGACAGCACTACGCCGACACCAAAGCCAATGGCAAACAAGCCAATGGCCGAGGCAAATCCAATACGGAACGCCGACGGATCAAACCCACCCATCAACAGGGTGAGATACCCCTCCGCAGATGGAGGAAGTAAGTAAGCCGGCACCCATTCAAGTTGCGTGCAAGTAACAGAGCCTGAGCTTTCGGTCCATTGAGTGCATGCTTGAACGGATACGACGGCCATTGTTAGTTAGCGCCTGCAACTTTCGCGGGCGCTACCTGAGTAGGTTGCGGCGAAGAAATACGGCGACCTTGGCGCGGGTCAACTTCGAAGTTGATGCGATCATCTTTGATCGAGCAGGAGATATCGCACTCGTAATGACCGACCGGAAGCACTTCCTGCTGGGAGGATGCGTAGTAGCTGAACTTCTGCGGATACGGGACGCCCGGCAGATGCGCGAAGGCTTCGGCCATCCAGTAGGGCTTGCCGGACTTGGCGGCGGTACCGGTGCGGAAGTTGCCGGTGGTTTCGATCTTGATAGTCATAGCCATGGGTATTGCCTCTTAAAAGCCGAACAGGTCGGCAACGCAGGGAGTGCCACGCTCTTGGCGTTCCAAGAACCATTGGCGTTCGGGCTTGATGCCCTGGGACTGGCGAGCATCGAGGGCTGCCAGCGTTTCGTTTACTTGCTGCTGAAGGACCGGGTTCACGAATGGCCGGGCCTGCTGTTGCTCTTGGAGGCGACGGCGCTGGCCGCTGGTGAGCTGGGTGCCTTGGAAGCTGACGGTTCTCATGGGCGGAACTCCAAGCGCACGAGGTAGAGCGCGATGGCGCCGCCCGCGAGGGTGGCCAGCAAAGAGAGGGTCGGGGCGATCATTTGGAGAAAACCCAGATGAATGCGACAGCGAACGCGGTCATGAAAAAGACGACAAGACGGGCGAAATTCATGCGGCGACCTGCAGATGGTTCGGGCGCTGGTACCAGCTCGGGATTGCCAGCACGGTGGACTTGGTGATTTCGCGGGCCTGACGGACGAAGACAGGCGCGAAACGGCTGGTGTCGCAGGCGTTGCGGATGTTGATGCCGATTCGGTTGAGGCGAGCTGCGTGGGTCTCGAAAGCGCGCTGAGAGACGTTGTGCGGCTGGCCATGCATCCAGAGGTGTGCATGGGCGGCAGTGGCGTTCGCAGAGGCACGCCCCTTACAAACGCCCTCCTCGATCAGCTTGTCTGCAATAGTCATCATGTCCATGGCGGTAACCTTCAATCGGCTATCAATCTGTAAAAACTCGTCGTGGAGTTCGGCAAAACGCCGTTCGTCAAAGAGGCCCCAATAGGCCAAGCATTCGCGCTGCAAAAATTCGTTCTTCAGTTCCTGTTCCATCCGAACCACACCGTGAAGGGCGCAGTAGTCACGGACGCGCTGCACATAAAGGAACTCGGGGGACTGATCGCCGTAGAGGCGCTTAATCTTGGGAATGAGGTTCTGATCAAGCTCGAAAGCTTTGTCATAGCCCTTGCGGTACTGAAGGCGCCCGCCTTTGCCGTTGCCCTTAGGGGTCCACGTGACAGTTCGGCCATTGGGATAAAGAAAGCCGATGCTGTGCCCGATGCGCTGGGAAGAAACACCGCGCAGATAAGCGAGGACGTTGCCCTCTCCTACCGATACGTTCGTGGTCAAGTCGATCCGCTCGATCTTGGCGCCGTCTGCAACGCGGTCGCCCGACTTGGAGCCGGAAGCACCGTCACGAAGATCAACGCGGGTGCAGCGGGTGAAGCCCGGCAGGCCGTACTCAGCCAGAAGCTGGTTGTAGACCGAAACGCACTGCTCGATGGTCGAGAAGCCGAACAGGTTATCGAGGCGCCCTACCCGGCTTGGGTTGCCCTCGACTCGAATTTTCCGCCCCTGAACGTGGATCGTGACGGAGGTCGAGTAACTAGCCTCATGTTTGAAGCGAGGCTGGCGGGTCGAAAGAACTTCGTTCGTGTTCGCGTCGATGGTGAGCGTGAAGACATCGCAAACGACCGGCAGGTCGTGCGAATGCTCCTGAGAAACTGTCAACCAATCGATAAACATCACGATTCCCTGTCAATACCGGAATAACGGCACTCGAATGCCAGTATGCTAACCACGGAGCATGACGACATGCAAGCACTAAAATACCGGAATAACGGAACTGTACGGGTGAACAGTATTTACGATCTGGAAATGATGAAGAGCCAGAGCGAGAGAGCCATGACGCTGAGCGCGAACCTGAAGAGATTCAGGAAGGCGAAGGGCCTTACACAGCCCGATGTTTGGGGAGCTGCTGGCATAGCCAAATCAAGCTATACGTCATACGAGGCGGGTGCCGCGATGCCGTCAGCTGACAAGGTGGTGGAGCTTGCTCGTGTGCTGGGTGTTACTACTGATGAGCTGCTGCTGGATGAATCGGAGATGACGGTATCCGAGGACTTGAGGCCCATCTTAAAGCGATTCGACCAGCTGCCAGCCGCTATCAGAAACCAAGCACGAATAGCACTGAAAGGCGTGCTGTTCGGATTCGAGCAGGAAGCAATCAAGTGAGTGCAAGAAGGGATAAACCGAAGAACTCTTCGGTAAAGTGGGGGTGTAACAGCACCCCCACCCGCCCGAGCTAGAACGCAGGACCGAAAATGACAGAATGGATGCTGTGGATCGCGATCGCCGGAGGCGCAGGCGACGCACTAGAACTAAATCGATACGAAACAAAAGAAAAATGCGAGTGGGTGCGTGCTTTGTTGATTGACAAAATCAAAGAGGCAAACGGAGAGATTGTGCCGAAAAAGCTAATGCACCAATGCTCCGAGGTCGAAAAGCGCGGCTGAACGGCCGCAATTACCATGACCTGACCAGATCAGCCGCTGACGATCCTGGGAGACTGCCAGGCAGGCGCTCGGAGCGGTCCCATTTGGGCAGATCGGGGCGCGGGTTGAGGTAGTGGCGGGACAAGGGGACGAAGATCGCGAGAAGCCTCCAGAGGGCCATACAGGCCGCTGGGGGCTTTTTTGTGGGTCGATGGTTGCGGCCCCTTCGGGGGTATCGTCGCAGACGCTATGCAGCACGACAGGAGGCAGTGCCGGCGACTAATCGCCGCGAGCGGCGAGGTCGAGGCCAGCGGGACAGGTCAGAGCTGATTGATTCGCTCAGCGATCTGCCGCAGCTCCTGCAGGACGGCATCGAGCTGGGCACCTTCGTCGTCGAGCTGGGCAACACGCTTTCTCAGATCGCGGACCTCAGCGACCAGTCGGGGGTAGTCGTCGAGTATCCACGTTATGGCGTCGGAACCCTTGCGGCCCGGCGCGTACAGCTCGGCGGTTTTGATCAGGCGGGTTTCGAGGTCAATAGCGCATCGCATAATCGAGCCTATGTTCACCGGCGCCCGGAGCTTCGCAGATTATCCGGACACCGCCAAACATAAGCTCAGGCCATTATGCGAAACACGATCTTGCGCCTTAGGCGTTACCCACCACCAGATCACCTCTAGCTTTTCGCCTCAATATTTCCAAAGCGCTTCAGCTCTCAGGTGAATCCTTTGCCTGCGCATGCTGGCTGTTCGGCTGATTAGTTTCCGCATTCCGAAACGCCGAGCGAAATTCGCAGGGTTTGAGTCCGGTCTGCTTGCGAAAGAAACGGCTGAAGTATGCGGCGTCGTGGAACCCCAGGTCGCGGGCGATCTGCTGGATGTCGAGCTCGGTATACGCCAGCTGACGCTGTGCTTCGCGAACGACTCGCTCGTTGATGATCGCAGTCGGTGATTCACCCAGACCTTCGCGGGTGGCTCGGCCCAGTGTGGCTGGCGTGATTCCCAGCGCTTCGGCGTACAGACCAAGCGGCCAATGCTGTCTGAAATGCGTGTCGACCAACTCGCGAAACTGAATCAGCAGCTGGGACCGCCTGCCATTGGCTGGGCGAGCTATCGGCACTGGCTGTTCCAGCCGGACGACATGTACGAGTAACGCGAGCAACAATGCGTGCCCCGCGGCGACATTGCCGCGTTCCTGACCGTGCGCTTCCGTTTGGATCAACTGGATCAGCGGCCATATCGGCTCTTCGCCGTCTGCATCCCACGGCAGCGGCACCACTGCCGGACGTTGCATCAAGGCCAGCAGGTCACTGGACAAAATCCGCGCCATCGACTCCAGCGGTCGCTGTGCTGCCGTGATGACCGGCCCGTCGGTTTCGGGACTGTAGCGGAAGGCATGCACGGTGCGCTGCGGCAGCAGGATCAGGCACGGCGCATGGAAGCCCATTCGGCTGTTCTCCAGGGAAACTTCGCCCTCGCCACTTCGTACATAGACGATCTGCAACAGTGAGTCATGCTGGTGCGGCTTGATTTCGCGCTGATGCATGTCGCCGCGTTCGTTGATCCATTCCAGATGCAACAGGTCCTGCCATACGGGCAATGCAGCCTGGCCGTACAAGGCGTAGTTGGGAATGCGTTTGCTCAT